CCAACAATTATTACCACATTGTTTAGGTGGTCGTATATTTTTAATATTTATTTTCCTATTTTTCTTCAAATTATTTATCAACAGTGCTTGAACCTTCTTTTTGTCACGACGTATGTTGTATAAGACGTTTTTATCGCTATCAACAAAATATTGTATGTTTGCTAGTTTATTATTGATACTCTTCCTCGTTTTTATTACTTTATCGGGCGTATTGTCAACACGTTTTGTGAGTTTGAGTTTAGCATTGTATGTTGGTACGTATGATTTCGATTTCATAACACTTGATATATTTTACTTAGATTAAAATATTAAAAACCATAAATCTTATGTTCTATTTTTTATTTTTTATGCTGGTAATTCATTGTGAGGAACGTAGAACGCCATGTTATCTGGGTTTTCTGTACGAAAGTATGCGTATGAACCCGTTGGACTCCAGACAAGTTTATCGCCATCATCATCAGAGAACAACATTTGATCAATAGTACGCATCACATCTTCTTTGTTGCCTTTGAATATTAATATTGATGGCTCTGCTGATGATGGTCCCCAGTTGAAAGTAACTTGGGATTCAATAGTTTCACCGGAATCATCTTCTTCCAAATCTGATTCTTTTATGCTTTTTATAATTTCTCTATGTATTGGTTCATAGACTTCTCCTTCGTAGAATTTGTTCCAATATGCATATGGTTTGGTGTCGTTTCCGGTGCGCTTTATCTCGGAGCGTGCGTGCGCATCTAAAGCACCAGACCAATATCCTACAGGATAATTTGGACCTAAAGAAAATCCTTGTCCAACGAGGCCATACATATCAATGTTGTAATCAAGACTTTGAAGTTCAAGTTTCTTTTTGTCAGATGAGAATCCAACTACACTAATCCCACTAGTTCTATACCTACTTTTGTCTGTATTTTCAATCAAGTCACCGTAACGAACATCTTTGATGATCTCTCTAAGATCGGAATCTCCTAATTTCTCTATTTCGGTGTTATTAAGCGCATGGACCTTTGCGTATCTTCGGGGTTCGGGTTCACGTAAAAACTCTTTAACTCTTCTTGCAATGTCTTTTCTTCCTTTTTTTTCCCCAATTTTATCAACTAGTTTTTCTACATCTTTTGTGAAGTGAGGGCGATACATACCAGCAAGTTTACGAGTATGGCGTAAACCTTTCTTGTGAACTGTTTTTTGTGACCCTATTATTTTGTTCTTATGTAGTGAACTTTTTTTATGGCGTTGTGAATCTTTTTTATGGTGTCGAGAACCTTTTTTTTGGCGCTGTGAACCCTTTTTATGGTGTTTTTTTTGTGATTTAGCCATCTATGTAATATAGTAATAAAAATTAAAAATATATCGCATAAAAATTGAAATGTTTTTCCAAGGTCTTTTTATAATCATTCCAAGCCAATACTAAGAATTACCAACAACCCATCAACACCCACTGATATCCAGATAATACGAACGATAAAACAATGCCTATTCGCAAAGTTCAGCGACGCACTCTTTCTAAGGTCGAACAGCAGCTTCTCAAAGAAAAGGAAGACGAGATTAACCGCGTCAAACAACTAAAAAAAGCAGCATGGATCAAAAAGCAAAACGAAATCAAGAAGTACAACAAACAAACATTCACTCTCACACAAGTACCATACACTATGAAAGTACCAACGAAACAAATTACTATTATCGCACACAAGACTCCGACACCTACAATTGGGTACAACTGGAAGTGCCTAAATAATAGTTGGGCAGACCAAACCGAGTTCGAAGATATTAGGAAGCAAATGCTTCTGCGAATGGCTTATAAGTTGATGAAATGTTAATCAACTTATATTTGTTAGATGAAGAAAGAGAATTAAAAAACAATTAATACTCAACAAAATTCATAAACAGGGTAATTAGGGGTGGCTGTAATAAACCAAATGTTTTTTGTTTTTACGGGTGAACACCTTTCCATTGTATTTGAACGATTCCTTTCCCGTTTTTTTGGCCTTTACTGTCATTTTAATAAAGTTGTTAACTTTCTTTCCTTTTTTTCCACTTTTTTTGGTCGCTGCTGTTTTTTTTTGATATTTAGCCATATACAATATGTAAAGAAAAAAAATATCACAAAAATGCATCATCCGGGAATCGAACCCGAGGCACATGCTTGGAAGGCATGTATGTTGCCACTACACTAATGATGCTTTTTATTGTAGCACAAATATCAATAATAATTTATCTTTATATTTTTATTAAAAAATATTATTAAAAATCTATCTATATTTCAATGAAATATATAATAATTGGTGGTGGCCCCACGGGCTTATCATTAGGATATGCATTAAGTCATAATAATCATGAAGTATGTATTATAGAAAAAGATAAACAGCTCGGCGGTTCCTGGAATTCACAATGGGTTGATAGAAAATTTTGGAGTGAAAATTCCCCCCGTGTGTTATTATCTTCACATAATAGCACCAGTCTTTATTTACAAGAACTAAATATTGATGCTAGTAATTTACAAAATGTATACGGTAATTCTTTACAAACCATATTTAAAATTGTCATGCTGAATGTTAAATACTGTACGTTTTCGGACAATTTAAAAATAATGAACAAATTACATAATCCCTTTTTAACTATTGACAAACATGCTACACTAAATGATTGGTTTGAAGATAGCACACTAACCCCTGGTGCTAAAAAGTTTTTGAAAATATTAGGGATTACTATAAATGATGTACCAGAAAAAACTAATTTAAAAGAATTTATCAAAGCACTTGGTGGTATAAATATTAAAATCCAACAATTTAAAGATCCAAATGCATGGCACAAAATTACAGAATCACGTATAGAAAAACAAAATGGTTCATTTTTGAAAAATACAGAAGTACTGGAGATTTTAGAGAAAAATAATGAAGTATATGGTGTTTTGGTAAGGGACGAGGGTAATAATATAAGAGAAATCCATTCAGATAAGATTATAATGTGTTGCCAGTCAAATGGAATTTGTAATATATTGAAAAATAGTAATATTAGCGTTAAAAATAATTGGATGAATTATGACAAAATGGAACATTGGTGTAAAGAAACATATTATTCAGGATTTGGATTCCAATTACATTTTGATGAAAAAGTTGATTTTCCACATCAATGGTGTTGGAGTTGTGAAGATGATTGGAATGTAATTATTTTACCTGTAAGTAAATGGTTATCAACCACATCAAAAGATGAAAAGGTAAAAACTGTTTGGTCTTGTTGTGTTGTTAATATGAATTCAAAAAGTAACAGGATCAGGAAAACACTAAACGAATGTTCTATTGAAGAAGCATTAGAAGAATGTGTACATCAAATAAACAATGCTTATGAAATACCCAATGTGTACAAAGTTACATTAAGCGACGAATTAGAACATGTAGACGGTAAATGGTTGTCTAAAAATACCGGTTTTACTAAAGGAAAAAACAATTACTTGTCTATGAAAGGAAATTTAGACAACTTGTTTGCATTAGGATGTTTTACTGAAAATGAAGGTAATGGTGTTGCTCATTTTGGTAGTGCTATTGATGCAAGTATCAAATACTTAAATACATACGAACCAAATATAATCAGTTTTCACAATAAAAATAAAGTGATCAACAACCTGATACACATATTAAAATACATAATTCTATTGATAATTATTATTTTCATTTACTTTGTTCATAATAACAAAAGGTTATCAAAAAAATATGAAATAAGATATTTTTCGTTAATATTGTTAGTGCTATTATTTATTGCTTTTTTTAATTTTAATTGATTAATGAGGTAAAATATTTAGTATGATTTACAGTTTTGATTTAAGCGTCTGTAAATCATGTAGCCACATTTTTTCAATGGTAGTATTTTTTACCTGAGTGAGTTCATCTAGTTTAACTTTTGCTTTATCCTTGAGTTCATCTACATTTTCTTTGCAAACACTATCCATTGGCATCTTAGTAAGATACTTGTATTCATGATCATCGTCAATAATATCAAACTTTTTATCGCTTAGAATCTTAATTACAATAGCCTTATTTTTATTCCTAAGATCAATACTATTATCTAGTAGAGACGATATATATCTTGAACGATTTTGAAGAAGAGTTACATCTTTTTGTAGTTTGTGAATGATGTATTCTTTGCGTTTGCTGTATAGTTTGATGCGGGCAGCAATGAAATCGTGAATAATGTGCTTAGGAGAAGTGTATAGTTGTAGGTGTTCTTCTGGGTCGAACGCATGCATATTTGTAGTAGAAATAGTGGTTATTAGTTTGAAGTATTTCTCAAGTCCATTTGCACCGGAATCTACTGTATTTTGTTCGAGTTTCTGGATGTAACCAGGCTTTACTTTGACCCTGAAATCTACAGTGGTATCAGTAGACATATCTACAAAGTCTTTCACATTGGAATTGGGTTGATCGATGAGTGTTTCAAGGAACTTCTTGTAATCATCTGTCCATGTACCAATTGGAAGTTCAATAATTTGCAAGGTATCGCTCGCTAAGATGCTGTATTTCCCTGTAACCAAATAACGATTTGGTGCAATATTGATAATCTTGCCTTTGAATCCTTTGTAGTACGGTACAAAGACGAATGATTCGAGCAACATCTTGTCCTTTCCAAGTAGGATACCCGAAATGTAATCGATGATATCTTTCGGATTATAACAAGGAATTTCAGTACTGAACCCTGTACCAATCCCCTTCGATCCATTCACAAGAATCATCGGAATAATCGGAGCATAATAGATGGGCTCGACCATGTGTCCATCGTCGTCGAGATAGCTCAAGATGTAATCGTCTGCCTCCACAAAGATAGAGCGAGTAATGGGAGAGAGAAGCGTGTAAATGTACCTTTCACTCGCCGAATCCTTGCCACCATTCAGCCTCGTACCAAACTGTCCATTGGGTTTAAATAGATTGATGTTGTTAGACCCCACATAGTCTTGTGCTAGTCCAACGATCGCCCCGTTTAAACTCGCCTCTCCGTGATGATAGCCCGAATGTTCTGACACATAACCACTAAATTGTGCTACTTTTATTTCGTTATGTAGGCGTTTTTTGAACGCTGAATAGAGAATCTTCCTTTGACTTATCTTAAGCCCGTCCATAATGTTTGGGATGGAACGATCGCAATCATATTTTGAGAAGTGGATCATTTCTTTATTGATGAAATCCTCGTACGAAATCGAGGTGTTTTTGGTGTCAAGTACGAGTTTGCGATTGTAAGTGCCCAACCACTCCTTACGATCGTCTGCGCGCTTTTTATTGAATACGAGGTCGATGCAATCCTCGCACTTATCCGTGTGATGGAAATTAACAAATCGTTTTTCTTTGAAATATTCCTTGAATTCTTTACTAGTGCTAGTACCCAAACCCTTATAATATTTGATGGCCCATTTGCCCGTCATCGCACTTTCTTTCCATTTTTCATAGTCTTGTTCATTATAAAATACCAATTCTTCGTTTCCTTTACGAGCTTTGAGAATCGGTGTATTCATAAAACCAATTACAGACGCTTTGATGAGCGACTTCCATTGGCTTTCAAATAGATTCACACAAAGCCCCTTAATATGCGAACCATCCAGATCCTGATCTGTCATAAATATAATGTTACCATATCGCAGTTTTGATTGAATTTCTTGTTGTGTTTTGTATACCTTTCCGGTTTCCAATCCCAGAATTTGTTTAATTTCAATAACCTCTTTATTTTCTGAAATCCGTTTAGTGGTTTCGCCACGAACATTGAAAATCTTACCTTTCATAGGATAAACACCAATATAATTCCTGTCTTCTGTTGATAGTCCCGAAATAATCCCTGCCTTAGCTGAATCACCCTCGCAAAAGATGATTTTACACAAATGCGATTTGGCGGTGCCGGCATAATTCGCATCTACTAATTTTGGAATACCACGAATACTCTTGGATTTGTTTCCATCAGTCTTCTTTGCATTTTTATTTTCCTTGACATTAGTAAGTTCACACGCACTTTCCATAACACCCAGTTTGATTACCTTGTCGATAAATTTATCACTTACGACACACGTGGAACCGAATTTTGATACGGGTGTATTCATATAATCCTTCGTCTGACTATCAAATGCCGGATTTTCGATGTCACACCTGACAAACAGCATTAACTGTTCTTTGATCACTGCTGGCTTAACCTCAATCTTCTTCTTTTTCAAAATAACCGCAATTACCTTCTTGGTAATCTGATTCAGAATGTAATCAACATGCTTACCCCCTTTCGCCGTGTAAATACCATTCACGAAAGATACTTGATTGTATTCTCCAGTGGTTGTAAGCGCGACAACATACTCCCAACGTTCGCTAGGTTGTTCGTGTGCACGCTCGTTTTTTCCGATGTAGAGCCCAATATAATCTTGGAACTCTTTCACTGGAACAGGGGTACTATTCCAAGAAACCTTTACTGATTTCTCGGTAACAGCAGCAATGTCATATACGCGTTTCTTGAACAACTGAATAATATCCGGTGTAATGGTTTCAATGCATAGTCGTTTGTAATCGGGTTTGAAAGTGATCTTGGTGTAGGGTTTGGCTTTGCTTTTACTAATAACCGGCTCACCAATTACATCGAGATTCGAGGTAAAGGTTTGCTTGTATTTTAGACCGCGTTTGTGGTCAATAGTTTCTAGCGTGCCTTCAGTAGACCAAATATAGATAAGTTTTACACCAAAACCATTCTTACCACCGACAATCTTCTTCTCATCCTTATTGTAATTTGTACCGGTGCGAAGATGCCCGAAAATGAGTTCGGGAATCCACACATTGTATTCGGGGTGCTTTGCTACATCGATACCGTTTCCATCGTTATAAAAGGAGATTTCACCATCTTCACTAACACACACATCAATCTTAGTAACCTTGTGCGTATTAGTGCTGTCTTCAACAGAAGCCTGCTTCATCCGAATGCAATGGTCCCGACAATTCACAATACCTTCGTCAAAAAGTTTGTAAAGACCAGGAATCACATTGATTTGCTTTGATTGGATGGAGTTAGTGTCATCATTGAAAATATACTCCACATTATCAACGAGTTCAACTGAACCAATATAAGTATCTGGATTGGATAGAATGTGTTCTTTATCAGTTTTCTTCTGATATTTTGTAGATAAATCCATAGTATTCTATAATATTTTGTGCTGTGTTTAAATATTTTCAATTTTAACAAAATATTATACCTTGTAGTTCTCCCCTTTTAATATAGCCATATTATATATGGAGTTTGTCCATGCAATCGATAACAACGATATTGAATATGTGAAACATATTATAAATAATACTGATGTAAACATAGATAGTGCACAATATACAACAGGAAACACAGCACTAAATTATGCCGCAATACATAATAAGCTTGATATTGTTAAATTACTAATAAAAGCCGATGCTAATATAGAGAAAACAAATGATGATGGCCAAACCCCGCTCTACAGTGCTGTTCTTCACGGTAATATAGAAATAGTCAAGTTTCTTATTGACAGCGGTGCTAATATTAATACAGCGGAGTCTATTAGTCATCATAATCCACTACATTTGGCTCTTAGTTCTTACTATTTTAATATTGCTACTTTACTAATAAATTCAGGTGCCAATTTAAATGCAAAAACTTCCCAACGCATAACTCCATTACATATACTTATTAACTCCAGTATTGAAATTAATGTTCATTTAAATGATGAAGATGCTAATGAACTACACAAGGATGTGATCAAGATTGCAAAATTACTTATAAAAGGTGGGGCCAATGTTAATGCTGTTGATAATGATAATAATACTCCACTACATTATGCATTTGATGGTGAGTATGGTGAGCCTATGAGAGATAATGATATTGAGTTAGCTTATATACTTTTGGAAGCTGGTGCAAATCTTAAATTGAGGAACAATGATGGCGAAACCCCTTATGAAGTGGCAGATGTTGATGACCTAACTAGATTTGATGCGTATTTAAAAAAAAATAAATATGCGAAAAAACTCACTCAAAAAATTCGTCAACGTGCAATGACAAACAAAGTTAAAAAAAAAGTTAATCAAACGCTTGTTCGGTCTCGTAAAATTCCTTCTGATTTGGCAAAAGTAATTGCAGAATATGGTTACGTATCAGGTAAACGTACAAGACGTCGTCCATCAAAGAAAAAACGTAAAAAGAGTAAAAGTCGTTAGTTTGAAAACCATGGAATATATATATATATATAGTTCGTCTACAAATAAGTATCAAAGAGAGGGCAAAGGGGAACCTATGTTTTTCCTAAAAATTGAACACAATTCAAACATATAATTAAAATTCATAATTATATATTTAAAGTATAACCAAGCAAAAAATGTTGGATTATTTGCACAGCGAGCTATTGTATATGACCAGCAGATTCTTATCGTGGAATGACATATATTATGCTGTAAAATACACAAGCAAGAGGTTGCAATGCGAAGTGGAAAACAACAAAAAAATAATAAGACGAAAATCGTTAGTCTATATGAGGATATTGCAGCAACAACTACACTTTAGAAAGTCATATGAACGCCCTGATATATTGTCGTCATTCAATCCAAGGAGAAATAATTTTGTACATTTTTTCGAACATTTATTGGACGAGATTGATGTATCGTCATTGTCGGCAAAACAAAAAACCAAGTTGATAAAAATGGTGAGAAAGTTTGGCGAATATTATCCTTGACAGCAACCAACTGGAGATATAACTAGAAAATTATATTTTTTACACCCTTCTAAAGTTCGTCGTGTCTGTTCGCTTCATTATTAAAGTTATCAATCAAAGAATTTTGCATTTCCATTAACTCTGTACTAGCATTATATACTGTGCGATTGTTCTCAGTGAAACACCCTTCATGCGTTTGTTTCAAATAGTTTTGTTTATAAATCATTATCCATTCAACTGGTGTGAATGTATACATAGAAGTTAGAGCAATGCACTCAAAAAACCAAAACCACATGTTGGAAACATTAAAAAACAATAATAGCAATAATATTACACACGAAGAAGAACCAACTCCTAATATTGTGATCGTTACACGTGATGGTATTGCATAAATCAATGTCAATCCTGAGTGAATAATAAAAGAACTGCTAAACGATACAACAGTTAGTGTATGTATCCAATTTTTTACGTAACCCTGCGTGCATATTAAAAAAGTTCCATAAGACAATTGATATATTGCTGTAGAATAATATAAAGTGCTACAAACTTGGACAATATTACTATCTTTTCTGAGATTAATATTTTCCAATATAATATCTTGATATTCCCATACCAAAGTTAAAGGTATGAATGAAAGAGCAGCCATTGCACCAGTTGCAGGAGGATTAGCTATATATTCCGATACAGAAGAAGAATGGTCTTCTGAAAATCCAATTTTTGATAAAAGGGGTAACATCCAAACATAAATGATTGCAACACCACTCATACCTACCTTAAATTTAAACAAAATATCCATATAACATAATATATATTTTTTATTTAAAGTGAAAAACTAACTTATCTAAAAATTATAAATAAATATTAAATATGGAAAAATACTTACCTAATGAAATCATTGAATACATTTATGAAATTCTTCATAAGCATTTAATGATAAGTGTATTGAACGAATTAAAAGAAAGATACAAACATTTTAAATGGGAATCACATTTAGTAAATAGGTTTAAATTATAGGGGGAACCTAGGCTCCCCTGTTCTTAAGTTTTGCAATGGGGATATTGGCTTGTTTCAAAAACTGATATACATATTCGTCGTTCTTGTAGTCGTTAATATAGTGAATTTTTTTAATACCACTTGCGATCAATAATTTAGTGCAGACCAAACAAGGAAAATGTGTAATGTATGCCTCACATCCATGACAACTA